GGCGCTCGGGATAAACAACCATACACCAACAATTCCCGGACATCTTAAGAAATACCATAACGCTCTTTCTTAACACGTCAAATGGCTCTCACATACAGAGGACCCATTGAGGAAATTGTTGGCTGCTTCGAACCAGCTGTCCAATCAGCAATCGCTTCTACGGCCGCTAATGGGTACAAAACGCTAGAGGAAGAGAATTTCCATGCTTTTAATCTAGCTTTAAGCGCAATCGCTAAAGAGAAATTATCAAAAGCTGGAATTTACCTCAGCCCCTACTCGGGCGTGCCGCACTCGCACCCGGTGTGTAAGACCCTCGAGAATTACATGCTGTTTTCAGTTTTACCTAGTATTATAGATAATAGATTTACGTTCGTAGGAATTAAAAATTTTAAATTAGACTTTCTCAAAGCTAGAGTTGAGAAAAAAGGCAAGCGCAATGTGAACCTCATTGAAAGTATCAATCGATACGTAACGAGCGCTGATAAGATCAGGTATGGAAACGATTTCGTTATCGCAAGTTCAAAACCCTGCAAAATGCTTAAAAGACATGCACCATTATTGGGTAAGGCGGCACTGCGAGAACTGATCCCTGAATGTGTACAGCGGAGGGCGAAGCATCTCTTTATGCATGACGAGATACACTATTGGGATGCTCGCGATCTCTGCGGGTTCTTGGAGGTCGTCAGACCAGAGACACTTTTGGCAACACTCGTTTATCCTCCTGAACTGCTGAGCGGGGCTAAGGAAAGTCTAAATCGTTGGTGCTACACCTTCGAGATTAAAGATTCGAACCTCCTTTTTTATCCCGATGGAGTCCGCTCAGAGGGTTATGTGCAGCCGTTACGCAATGGCTTCCTATTGAAAGCCAACAGGATCGTTCTGGCCGATGGCACTGTTTACGGGGTGGGCCTCATATGTAGCAAATTTGCGCATCACCTCGTGGCCATAACTAAAGGTAGCGAGCTCAACGTCGATTATCGGAGTTTCGGCCCTTTCGAAGCAGTGGCTTGCAATGGTCTTTCAAAAATGGCCCGCAAGGTCAATGGCTGTTTCCCGGTATCTTTCGATCTCGTATCGAGGGTGTATCGGTATTTGAGAACACTGAAAAAACCCGATGTGCAGTCCGCCATGGCGAAGTTGGGGCAGCTTGTTCCCGAGCCCAATGGAGCAGAAATCAAATTCGTAGAGGAGTTCTCCAAACTGGTTATCAGAACAAACACCATCAATTCCACGATCTGCGCGGACCATGCCAAGTTGTTCTTGGGGAATATGCTGGGTTGCCTCCCTGGAATCTTCTTGCAAACTTTTGGGGTTGCTAGAGAGGTCAATCTTGACTCATTTGTAGCAGCGCTTGAACCATACACCTTCACCCTCAAGATGACCACGATCGATGACAATTACAAGGAGGTTATTGACTTTCTTAACTTCGGGGAGTGTGAGGAGGGCTATGATCTGGTCAGCGCGATGGATAGCAAGCTCTACGGACCTAGGATCGGTGTGCTTAACCGCACCCAGCAGCCATATGTGGGCCTCGCGCCAGTGCGTGACGAGAAGAAAGTTCTGCTTCAATTCACGAAGGAGCAGGCCTTGAGGGCCCTGGTTTTCATCCTACACAAGTCGTTCAACGATTCGTATCAAATCGGGATTTCAAAACCCTTGTTAAAACGCTGGCTGAGGGAGGTTCGCAGCAAACAGCGCAACTTGTGGTGTAAGCATATTGACGAACTCCTAGTGGATGAGGCCGAATTAACCAGAGTATGCAAGAGGGTGCTCGCCAAGGGAATCCCAAAGAACCGGCCGTACATGCCTAAAAGATTGGAGGCGGTACCTACACGATGTGCCGTCCCACGTGAAGCCAAGTTGGCCTACTCCTGCGTCGTTTCCGACATTTTGAGACGTGGTGCAAAGTGGGGAGCCGAGGAACTAGCCAAGAAATTGAAAATTGAAACCCCACTTGTGACTGAGAGCGCGCACAATATCCCCCCACCTGAGCCAGTTGAAGCGGAAGTAGTCCACGAGCCTCTAGTTTGCGGTTGCAATGAAGACCTCTCCTATCGCACATTACCGCATGCTGGGTTGATACATGAGTATTTCCCAGATAAATTGAGGAATAGAGAGGCCGCTTGGTATGCAAAGAACGGGACGTGTTACCGCTATAGTGACATTACGCACCAATGTCTCGGGTGGCCAAACTGGATTGAGAAGTGGGCTGAAGTTAACGACTTGGATATATCGGGATATGACTGTTTGCTTGCCCAACGTTATAGGGAAGGAGGTGCGATAGGTTTCCATGCTGACGATGAGTGCATCTTTGAGACCGGCGGTAGCATACTAACTGTGAATATCAAGGGAAGAGCCCTATTTAGTCTAGCTGGTAATGTATGCAGGAAGGTGTGGGAACTGAACGACGGTGAGTGCTTCACCATGCCCTGCGGGTTCCAACAGACACACAAACACGCGGTCAGTGGGTGCTCCGAAGGTCGCATCAGCTTCACTTTCAGGAAACTCAAGACGACCTGCGTTACTGACAAACCTGCCCCCGAAACCCCACAGGACAATGCATCTGATGATGGAGCCAATGGATCTCAATCAATAGAAAAGCCTGTGCTCGATGCAGACACCCAAATGAGCGATTCCAGTGATTCTGGCGGCGAGCTTGATAGCGTCGCAAGCAATAGAGAACCATCTCTTACTTATGAGGTAGGCTGCGTCGAATTCACGTGGCAACCCGCTGAATTGTCCTGCAATAACTTCAAATTTGTGAAAGTTAACGGTGATGGTAACTGCTTCTGGTACACTCTGGAGCATTTCACTGGTGTAAACCAAAGAAGGATCAAAGAGGCTGCAAGGACTGGCGCCTCCTACGACAGCGAGTTTAGCGTCAGGTTGGCTGAGCAGCTGCAGGACCGTGTGATGGCCGAGGAAGAGGCTATTAGTGCAGCGAGTTACGCGCTAAGAGCGCGTCTTGTGATCTATGACTTCGAGAAGCAATGCATAGTCTCGGTGGGTAATGAGGTTTTCAAGCAGACTTATTTCATTGGTCTGAGTAATGAGCACTTTTCACCCGTTCTACCGGTGAATGATTGCCTAGCTGTGGCCATCGCAGCTCACCTTGATCGCAAGGTTGAAGACGTTATAAACGTACTGAGCAAACAAATGGATGAAGCGAGCTTCATGGATCTGTGGTGTGGCAAGGGAGTTGATGTGTCATTTTTGCCACTTATCTTTGAGATGTTCAATATTGAGGCACTGGTCACTGGGAAGGGCGAGGATATCCTTATCAATGCTGGCGCTGAATTTAAGGGGGTCTACGATATCGTGGAGGAGCACATAACCTATTTACCTGAACGCAAAGTACCGCATCACCAGGTCTTGAATACCAATGTGGGCACCAAAGGTGTAAACAAGGGGTCTCTGCAGCTCTTGCGCGGTAGTGGCACCATGTTGGACTACGCTCCAGAAATGAGCCGAGCGCTCAGACTTGCCAAAAATCTTTTCCAAGGTCGTACAGGTGCAATAAGTTCTGGGCTTTTCAACGACAAAGCAAGTCTCGAGCCTGATGTTCACAACGGGGATTTCTCGTCAAGGGCTGTTTGTGTTGTGTTAGGCACTTTCGGCGCAGGCAAGAGCACCTTGTTCAAAAAATTTATGCAAGCGAATAAAGGCAAGTGCGTGCATTATGTGAGTCCACGTAGGGGTTTAGCTGATGATTTTGCTTCTGCAATGGGCATTGAACGAGGACCGAGGAAGAAATTGAACGTGGCGTCTCAAAACTGGAGGGTGAACACTTTTGAGAAATTCATTGCAGTTATCAAGAGCATAGGCTCAGGCGCAGCTGTCATCATCGACGAGATACAGCTTTACCCCCCAGGTTACCTTGATATTTGCTTAGCACTACTTGAACGTGATGTACACATATTCCTCGTGGGCGATCCATGCCAAAGTGATTATGACAGCGAAAAAGACAGGGCCTCGTACGCTTTTGAATTGAGCGATATTGAGATGGTGCTTAAAGAGCGTGAATATAGGTACAACATAATGAGCCGCCGCTTCCAGAATGCAAATTTGGTGGGTCGGTTGCCATGTTACATCGATCAAGAGCGGATCAAAATTGATGAGAGCTATCTGATTTATGATAGGGTGGAGGATTTGGCAGATCTGCCCGATGAGTACCGTGACGTGATACTTGTCTCTTCATTCGATGAAAAGAAGATAGTGGAAAGTTACACACCAGATGCGAAGCAGATCTTAACCTTTGGCGAATCAACAGGCAGGAATTTCCGCTGCGGTTGCATCCTGGTGACAGAGGCTTCGAAATACACAAGTGAGAAGAGGTGGATCACGGCGCTTTCGCGTTTCTCTCGCAATGTAGCTTTTGTCAATGCAACCAGCACTTCATTTGAGCAGCTCTTGTTGGTCTACAAAGGCAAGGTACTCGCTGATTTCCTTTGCAAAAGAAGTACAGAGGAGTTCTTTACGCAGATCCTACCCGGCAAACCCGTTTTTCGAAAAGGTTTCAGTAACGCCGTCGGCAAAGATGAGGGCATTATGGAAGAGAAATTGCAAGGTGATCCCTGGTTGAAAACGATGATAGACTTGCTGCAGATTGAGGATATTGAAGAAACCCTGATTGATCAAGAGGAGATGCAGAAAGAATGGTTCAAAACTCACCTGCCACAGTGTGAATTAGAATCGGTACGCGCGAGGTGGGTGCACAAAATACTCGCCAAAGAGCATCGCGAGAAGAGGATAGGCTGCATGATATCCGAGCAATTTACAGAGGAGCACAGCAAAGAACAGGGCGTTAGATTGACGAATGCTTGTGAGCGTTTTGAAACTATTTACCCACGGCACAGGGCCAATGACACCGTGACCTTCCTAATGGCTGTGAAGAAGAGGTTGAGGTTTTCTGATCCAAACAAAGAGCGCGCTAAAATGCACGAAGCTGGTAATTACGGCAGATTCCTGTTGAAAGAGTTCTTGAAGAAAGTGCCCCTACGTCAGAAACACAACAAGGAGCTCATGGCGCAAGCCAAAGCAGATTTTGAAGCAAAGAAAACAGCTAAAAGTGCAGCCACCATAGAAAATCATGCTGGACGCTCTTGTAGGGACTGGCTTGCCGATATCGGACTCGTTTTTAGCAAATCCCAAATCTGCACCAAATATGATAATAGATTCCGCTCGGCCAAAGCTGCACAAACCATTGTCTGCTTTTCCCATGCGGTGTTGTGCAGATTCGCCCCCTACATGAGGTACATCGAGTACAAGCTCAAGGAAGTTCTACCTGAGAAGTACTACATCCACTCGGGGAAAGGACTGGAGGAACTGAATGATTGGGTGATTAAGGGGAGGTTTGATGATGTGTGCACTGAGTCGGATTATGAAGCTTTTGATGCAAGTCAGGATCAATACATCGTTGCTTTTGAGATTGAGGTTATGCGCTATCTAGGCTTGCCAGCAGATTTGATCGCTGATTATCTCTACATCAAGACCCATCTCGGTTCTAAGCTTGGAAATTTCGCGATTATGAGGTTCTCCGGTGAGGCCAGCACCTTCCTGTTCAACACTATGGCGAATATGCTTTTCACATTCTTGAGGTATGAAATCAAAGGCCGCGAGAGGATATGTTTTGCAGGTGATGATATGTGCGCAAACACCAAATTAGTTATTTCGAGAGAGCACGAATGGTTCTTGGGGAAGCTCAAATTGAAAGCCAAAGTGGAAAACACAAAAAGGCCCACCTTCTGCGGGTGGAACTTGTGCAGTGATGGCATCTACAAGAAGCCACAATTAGTGCTTGAGAGGATGTGCATAGCTAAAGAGACAAACAATCTCCACAATTGTATTGATAATTACGCAATTGAAGTATCTTATGCTTATTTGATGGGAGAGAGAGCTGTGTGCAGGATGAACGAGGAAGAATTGGAAGCATACTACAATTGCGTGCGAATCATCATTAAGAACAAGCATTTATTAAAATCTGACGTGCGTGAGGTTTTCCAGGAGGTTTGCTGAAGGGAGGGTTTCCGTTGTGTGCTTAGGTTTTAGCTATATATCGATATATTTTATGGAAATAGTTTTAGAGATTGCTGAAAAATTTGGTTTTGTTAGAGTGTCAAATAAGCTTTCAAAACCTCTCGTATTTCACTGCGTTCCTGGAGCCGGGAAAAGTTCTCTAATCAGGGAGTTGCTCAACGCTAGTGATGGTTTCAGGGCTTACACCTTTGGGGCCTGCGATCGTGTGAATCTCTCAGGTAAGTACATCCGCCGCGCCCCCTGGTCGGATTCCGACATTCTTGGGAAGTTGCTACTTGTTGATGAGTACACAGAGGGGACTTTCGATCTCTCGATAGCTTTCGCCGTCTTCGGGGATCCTTTACAATCGACACGTGACAACTTCTGCACCCCGCATTTTACCTGCCATCTGTCCCGACGCTTTGGTCAGAAAACTGCTTCACTTCTTCGGCTGCTTGGTTACCAGATAGAGAGCACGAAAGAGGACGTGGTTCTGATTGAAGATATTTTCAAGGCTGATCCAATTGGCGAGATTGTGTGCTACGAGAAGGAGATCTACAATCTGCTGTGTGCGCATTGCGTAGAATTCAAAACTCCTGACGAGATCAGAGGTGCCACGTTCAAGAACGTAACTTTCATAACTGCCTCCAGTGAACCTGTTGACAGCAAAGCCGCATTCATCTGCTTGACTAGGCATACTGAGAAATTGCAGATCTTATGTCCTGATGCCTCTTTCGCCCCCTCCCAATTACACTAATGCGGTTCTTGCGCTAGCTATAGGAGGAAGCCTTGCTGTTCTAACTGGGTTGTTCACACGCACCACGTTGCCACACGTTGGAGATAATTCACATTCCTTACCACACGGCGGCTTCTACAGGGACGGAACTAAGGTGATCAGTTACGGTGGGCCCTGCAAGCTAAACTCTGTCGAAGGTGGGGATTTTCGCAAGCATAGCGTTTGGGCGCTTGTTGTGGTGCTTATTGGAGTTGTGGTATTTTTAAGCAGACCGCGCAGAGCATGTCCTTCTTGCAATCACAGTCATTAAGCGTGTGTATCTGCTTCATCATCGGATTCTTACTCGTGTATCTCTTCATTGGGCATCAGAGTGTCGAGCAGTGCCAACTGATTGTAAACGGTGAGTCAGTAAAGCTCCTGAGCTGCGCTTTGAGTCCGGAGTTGGTGGAAGCTGTTGGTAAATTGAAACCTTTGAGGTTTTGATATTGCTCTTAGGTTATAAAGCTGCTTAATTGAATAACTTACGCATTGAAATGTCGAACGTTGAAAGGAAAACCGAGGTCCCGCCAACCCCAAGCCGAGAACCGCGCATCAAGGACCACCAGGACGTCGTCCCGCCTGCTCCAGCTTCGAGTGGAGCCAAGACTCCGGGGAATGACCTGCCAAATGCCCCAAGACACGTGGTGACGCCATCACCTGCTCAGATTCTGGCTGCAGAAGAAGTTAAGAGGCTGGATGAGCTTTTAGATTCAGTCAGAAGTGAGCGCATGAGTGTCATTGTCAAGAACATGAGTTATGAGAAGGGCAGACCCAGACTGAGACCGCTAGCGGAGATGACTCCAGATCTCACCAATCCATACGCTATGCTTTCACTTGAGCACTTGATTGCCTTACCGCCAGAAGCGAATTCAACCAATATGGCCACTTCGGAGCACATTGCTCTGATCTTCTCTGACATTGAAGGCGCTGGGGTCCCTACAGAGCACGTCACGCGGGTGATCATACAGATGGTCCTCTACTACGCTAACACGAGCAGCTCGAGGTACATGGATCCCGACGGGTCTATATCTTTTGGGACTGGTGCTATTCCCCGCGATTCCCTACATGCCATATTCAATAAGAGGAGCACGGCCAGGAAGGTCTCTCGCTTGTATGCCCCGATCGTCTGGAACTACATGTTGCTGCACAACACGCCTCCGTCTGACTGGCAAGCGATGGGTTTCAGGTACGAAGAGCGCTTCGCCGCTTTCGATACCTTCGATTATATCCTCAACCCAGCTGCGATTCAACCAGTCGAGGGACTCATAAGACACCCAACTAGTGCTGAGTGCATAGCTCACAAGACGCACCAACGCCTGGCTTTGGATAGGAATGCACAGGAGAGGCTTTCGGGAGTTACGACACCGAGATTACTGGGGGAATGCGAGGTCCTGCAATTAAGAGGGAGTTTCGACAAGCGCACTGATGAAAGGAGCTCGTCTAGCTACTCTGTGTCTGGTTTTTAATAAATTGTGTGGTACTTACGTTATGCCAGTGTGTATCGATATAATCAAGCGCTCTCGAGCGCCTTTGCTCACCAATGGCACTTCCAAGTATGCCCGCAGACGTAGAGCGAAATCTGTCTGCCGTTGTGAGCGCTGTTATCGTGTGTTCCCTCCTCTCCGTAATAGTAAGTGTGATAATAAAACTTGTAAACCAGGCATTAGTTATCGTGAGGACATTAAAGAGTATATCCTGTGGGGAGTAACTGAGGTGATACCCCAGCCCGGGAACTGTTTCAGTTGTCGCAAAAACTTAAATAATATATAAAGTGTGCTACTATAAAAATAATTAAGTTTTAAATATTTTCC